GAATCGGTGTGTTGAAAGGCATCTGCATGACCATGAACAAAACCACCGCTTCCATATCAACACTTCCACGCTCGTCTTGACCAATAGTTTGCGCTCAACTTATTGCTCTTGCCCTTTATGCCACCAGAGCGGGCGCAGTATGACTTCTTGCGCTTCGGGTTGCCAGACTTGATGGTCATGTTTGCATCACCAAAGCGGATAATCTTTTCCTTACCGTTCGCACATGCCTTCACAACGAACTTCTTGCCACCAGACTTTTGTCTGCGAGGCTTGTTGCAAGGCATAGATTTTTTGCTGACCTTCTTTGCCATCACTTAAACCTTTTGTTTATGTACTTGACCACCGCATACACAGATAGACCCAGCGCAATATACACAATGCCATCAAACCAAGAGATGTTGTGTACCGTATCTACGAGTTCAGCAGTGACCCAATCCATAACACTTAAATCTCCTCATACTCTGAGTATATCGTTGGGGTCTCTTCTGTGTCGTCCTTGGAAAGCTCTCCCTTCATATCAAGGTAAGAGTGATACATATCAATCCAATCTTTCATCCTCATGACTACCAAGCTGTCGCTTGTAGTCATCTGGTTTCGTCTTGATACTACCACCGGGACATCCCGGCTCTTCTTCCCGGCGATTCCACGTTCGGCTTGTTCCATTGCGGCGTATGGCGCGAACTTTTCTGTGCGCTTTGCCTCTACCCAGACGAACGGTGTGCCAGTTAGGTCAGCACTTCCGCCGCCGAATGTGCTTCGTCCTCCGCCAGACAACGGGGCTCGGAATATCTTTGGTTCTCCACCATAAAGGGCTTCATTAAAATACTCGGCGAGTTCGCGTTCATACTTGTCGCCCTTCGCCTTGCTTCCTCTTGGGCTCAGTCTTCCCATAACCACTCCTCATCCACACCAGAATATTGTTCGTTTCGTTCTTTGCATTTGTCACAAATATATTGCCACTTCGGGCGAGGAGCTTCGTCCCTGCATCTCATGCACGGCCTCACCCATGTTTTTTGTGTCTCAAAGCTCAAGCTAACCGCGTATTTTGCGGCATCAAATTCAGCCAAGCCCTCGCGTTGCAGTATTCGTTTCAGTGTGTCTACACATACGCCCATGTGAACGGCCATTTCTGTGTAGGGTGTCTCGGTTTTGAGCGACTTGGCTAGATATTTTCGGTCTTTCTCCGAAATTCTTCTAGCCTTACCCATTCGGTCTCCTCCTTTCAGTACAAAGTTTTGTCCTTCATCGTTATAATCCTTTTATTGCAACGGGTTTTGGGGCGGTGGCCACTGCCACCGACCTTCCCAGTACAAAAAGTTGCCTTGACGTACCCAAGAGATGCTCAGTACAATCCTTTAGGTAACACAGAGCAACACATAGCCTCACACCCCTTCGGGTGTTCGGGTCTGCTAAAGTCTTTAAGTCTTTAAGTGGCATCCACAATTCCTAACCAAGAGCGAATTTCATCTTGGGGAACTTTGATTTCCCTGCTGATGTCGAAGGCGTTGTATCCCTGAGTGTTCAAGAACAGAGCCTTTTGTTTCTTTGATTTTGTTGACACGATAAATTTATCGCCAGTCACAAGGCTCTCACACCAACCTATGTAGTGCGTTTCATGCAACTCTGTTTGCTGTCGCACCTTACCAAACGATATTTGTGTGACCATTTGAAGGCGAGAGTCCTTGCCAGCAATCTTCAACAAGTATCCGTATGGTGTGTACTCTTTACCATCAAGAGTAAACACAGCCAAATCTGAATCAAGAAGCCCAGCTTTCGCCTTGACTTCGGTCTTGTCTTGAAAGATTTGGGTGACAAAAACCTGTGTGTCCACATCTGTAAGCTGTGCTGTCGAGCCTGCCTCCCGGCCCAGCCCGTTTTCTCCCGGCTTGTTTCGGTGATGAACCAAGACGACAGATATTCCTTTGTTACGCACCAGCTTTGCAACGAAGTTCACCTTCGCCCACTCTGTCGGGCTTGCCTCTTCCAACCCACGAAATGCGTTACGGATTGTGTCTATCACAAGTATGTCCGGCTGAACAACATCAAGCCAGTCGCCAAGAAGACGGATACCCTTCTCTGTCATGAGGTCAACCTCGCCGCCGTCCTCAGATGAAATCAGAGTTGGCGACCAGAGGCCGAAGTGCTCATTGGTGTAACCAAATGTTTTATTGAAGTCGCGGAGCCTGCGCAAAGCTGTCCGTCTTGGGTTATCATAGTCCATATAGAATACCCTAGCAGGCTTCGGCGTTTCGTATGGACCGAACTCGTCACGCCCAGCGGCCATGCTGTTCAGCATCGCAGACAGAAAATATGACTTGCCGTGACCATTGAAGCCCACAACCTGTGTGATTGTGCCTTCAGGTATCAATGGGTTTACCCAATAAACCTCGTCTCGCATCTCCGAAAGCAACCGCTCAACTGCATCCGCATAGATTGGAACCAGCCGAGAGCTATCAATGACGGCAATCTCTTTCTTTTTGTCTGTGCGATTACCCTCTTTGTCATACTGTTCGGGGTAATTACGCATATCCATTTCTGTTGCCGACCGCATTTTGGCCACAAGCCAGCGTTCTGTGGCTTCTTTTGGGTACTCATCTACAAAAAACTCTGCATAATAGTTACGCACCACATGCTCAAGGTCTTTGCCAAGTAATCCCTGCCTTACCTTTTGGCCGCAGAAGCGAACCATCCAAGCATCAGTTCCGTCTCCTTCTTGTAGTTTCCGACCAAGCACGGCGACACGTTGTTCGGTTTGCTCCCATACGGTTGCATTTGCATCAGGCGTGTGGATGGAAACATTTGTTAGGTCAAGTGTGTCGAACGTCAGAGCGTCCGTTGATACGGTTGTTGGTGCGCCACGCCACTGGAAATCTTCAAGGTCGTCCCACCCAAGACCGTATCCAATATCCCACTCGTATGTATGGACAACCTTACCTTCCTTATCCGTCTTGACAGATGGTGGCATAACCACATACCCGCCGTCTCCGCGAAGGTCTAGTCCATGAACAGAAGGCCAGTCGTAGCTAGTTCCACCTACTTTGTTTTGGAACTTCTTCCCGTGACCACCGTGCGAAAAGTAAAAGTGCATACCTCGCGTGGTCTTCACAGCAAATGGCGACACAAGGTTGTTCTTGTTTGCGTAGGCAACGGCTTCCACGTTGTCACAATCAAGCACCACTACACCAGATATGTCGCCAGTAACCAGTGCCAAGTTGAACAACTTGACACGGCTACCGTTGGTGGTGGGCGCACCGTTTTCAAACCAATCCTCAACCTCTTCAAGGGTTGTTGCATTTGTTTGGTAGTGCTTCCATTCATTCAATGGCCTCTTGCTTGAGACGGAAAGTGGGAACACTGTCCATCCCAATTCAATAGCTTTTACGGCCTGCTCATAAAGCGCATCACTCAGTGTTTCTACTGTCATTGTTATCCTCGAAGTAATCGTCTAGGTTTAGGTCTGGGTTTTGATATTTGAGTATTTCAAGTTGCCACGTTGTCATGTGGCGAGTTTTCATCATTCGGTAGGGTGCGGTTCGGTGCTTCCCAAGTGCATCCGCGACCGCTCGAACGCCGCCGCAATCATCAATCAACTGCTTTGCGTTGAACTGCATAAGCCTCTCCTTTGCTTGTGTTAATGGTGGTACATTTACACATATATATACATACATCAATAACTGTATCGTTTACGGTACAAAGTTTTGTCTGCAATACATATTGTCCCACAAGCGAAACTGATATAGTGTGTTCACACACAAACTAAAACGGAGGCGAAAATATGTCCGATTGGGATATGCTAAGTAGTGGTAGCGAGAGCCGCGAAACCTCAAGGATGATTGAGGAATATGAAAATCTTGTAATCCAAAGGAGTGACCTCGATGAAAAGATTAAACGCATCGAGAAGCAACTCATCTCAGACTTTCCAGAAGACTTTGGTGAACACTCACGGGTAGTAGGAAACAAAGTTCTGACCATCAACCGTCAAGAGCGGTATGTCTGGAACCAAGACCTTCTCAGCAAAATATATCAAGACGAAGTTATACCTGACCATGTGAAGCGTAGGCTCACAGTGGACAAGAGGGTATTCCAAAGCCTTGATGAGCATGAGCAAGCACCCCTCGTCCCTGCGCTTACACGCAATCCGGGGCCAGTATCAATTAAAATTACAAGGAGCGATTGATGTTCAAACCAATGAGCACAGCAGACGAAGAGACTGCTCGCCGTAAGGTTCTTCTTTACGGACACCACGGGTGGGGGAAGACCACACAGATGGCACACTTCCAGAAGGAATATGGTAAAGGCTTTATTATATCTGGCGAAAGTGGCCTGTCCTCCATCAGGGATGCTGGCATTGATTACCTACCATTCCAAACATGGGGTGGTAAATCAGACCCAGACAAAGGTGAATACAGCTTCATGGACATTTACAAATGGACGCGAACTGATGAATTTGCCGAAGCTGGTTACAAGTGGATAGGCATCGACAGCCTAACAGAGCTTTCGTATTTGTCATACAAGCATGCCAAAGCTGAGGCAGTAGCTGACGCAAAAGCCAAGGGCAAGAAACAAGAGGACGGCTTTGCTGTCTGGGGAAACCACGCCGCACAAATGATTGGCGCATGTAAGGCTATTCGTGACATGAACCTTCACGTTATCGTTACATGTCTTGCAAAAGAAAGCTCTAACGAAAATGGCGAAACAGAGTATTGGCCAATGGTTGATGGCAAGGCGACCATGCAACAGCTACCCGGAATATTCGACTGTGTTTTCTGCGGTGTTCGCGTTACGCATGAAGAAGACGGAAAGCAAAAGGTTCTCCGCTACATCATCACTGATGAGGTGAAGGGCTGGCACGGCAAGGTGCGAGACGAAAAACGCAGACTCAAGCCAATCGAAAAGACTGGCAGTGTTGTCGAGTTACTCAAGCGTCTTGACCTATCAGACGAAGAATATAACAAACTAGGAGCATAAGAATATGAGTTCATTCAAAGACCTTGACCTTTCCTCTGTTGAGTTTTCGACACAGGCACAGGTATTAAAGCCCGGACGGCACGAAGTTTCTGTCACTTGGGCAGAGTGGTACGAGACTAAATCTGGTGGCAGTGCTGTCAAGTACACTCTTGGAAATGATGACGGCGTTATCAGCGGTATGATAAACGTAGTTAATTCCAACCCAAAAGCTGAAAGCATTGGGCGAGAAACACTTAAAAAGTTGCTGACCTTTGGTGGTCATCCCAACCCTAATAAACCCGGAGATATTTCCACCATGCGTGGTCTGAAGCTGGGTGTCTCTGTGTCTTTAGATAAGTACACAGACAGAGATGGCGTGGAGCGTGATGGCTCCAAGGTTTCTGGCTTTTTCAAGTTGGGAACCACACCCGTTGGCAATGTTTCCTCCGGCGATGCCACGGGTGCGCCTTCATCTGAACAAGACTTGGATGACGACATCCCGTTTTAACCAAGACGAGGGCGGGGTACTCCCTTCCTCGCCCTTTTACGCTATAAGTAACAGTAGTTACTTATAGCGTATCCCCCCATAAATTACGGAGTTTTACATTGGGCATTGATTTTGTTTATCGCCTTGATGAGGCACAGCGGAACGAAAAGAAAAAAGAAAAAACACGTTCTTACATTGGCGCATCAGGCATAGGTAACGAGTGCGAGGCGGCTGTACACTTTGCCCTTCGCGGGTACACAGACACCGCACCCGACCCAAGGCTCAAAAGAATTTTCCGAGACGGACACCGTATCGAGAATGATGTTGTCCGAGACCTAAAGCTGGCTGGCATCAACGTCATGGAAAAAGACCCCATGACAAAAAGGCAGTGGGAGTACACTGGCTTTGGTGGCCACGCAATAGGTCATGCGGACGGACTTTACGAGGCACCAGACGGAGAGATATGGCTGGTAGAGATAAAGTCTATGAACGACAACAAGTTCAAGAGCTTTGCAAAAGATGGCGTAAAGGTTTCACACCGAAACTACTATGCGCAAGTTCAATTTATGATGGGCTTATCTAAAATACAAAGGTGTTTCTTCGTGTCTTACAACAAGAACACGAGTGAGTATGCCGAAGAAGAGATACATTTTGATGATATTTACTATGCTTTTCTGTCACAAAGAGTAGAAAACATTCTTTCTGGCAACTGCAAAAGAATTTCAAAAGACGAAACAGATTGGCGTTGCCGTGGATGTTTCAAGCGGGAGTCTTGTTGGGAAGACAAGCCAGTGCCCAAGACGAAACGAACATGTGCAAATGCCATGCCAAATAAAGAAGGAGATTTTGTATGCGAGAAAGGATGTCAAGAGGAGTGCCTGAGTTGGAAACGCTGGAAGCCTCTCCCAAAAACATAATATATTTAGCCTCACCATATACATTGAATGGTAGTGCTGAAGAAAACGAAATGGAAAAAAGGTATGAGCAAGTTACACGATGCGCTCACATGATGATGGTAATGGGCATGAACGTCTTCAGCCCTGTCACGCACTCTCATGCAATACAAAATTCTAGGTGGCCGTTGTGTATAAACACCACGGAGTGGTTGCAGATGGACTTCGCATACCTTACACACGCCCACGGAATGGCGGTTCTCATGCTTGATGGCTGGCAGAATAGTATCGGTGTGACAAGAGAAATAGAATTTTGTCGCAAGCACCACATACCTGTCATGTTTATTCAGCCTGACAAATTTATACTGGAAGGGATAGAGGACGATGAGTGAAGTTGCGCTCGAATTGAAGGCACAGATTGTTGCCATAAGGGAGCGTATTGAAGAGCTTCGTTGGGAGTATGACCGTGGCTTTCATGTCGATAACAGAGAAGATTGGGAAATAGAACTAAAGAAAGCCAAGGATAAACTGCGGAAGGTTAGAGCAGAGTTACTTGAGATAGAGAAGGGAAAGCTATGAATGTTGTAGGGTTCACGGGGCTTATCGGTAGCGGAAAGACACTTGCCGCAGACTGGCTTTGTTCAACGGCAGATTTCAAA